GCGATGGAGACGGTCGTGTCGGTGTTTGCCGCCTTTTTAGCTTCCTCCGCCCAGTTCTTGGATGCTTCCTCACTGGCTTTGGCATTGGTAGCAGAGGTAGCCGCTGCCGTCTTGCTCTTCTCTGCCTCCCCGGCCTTGGTGACGGCGGTGGAAGCGCTCCCCGCAGCGGCGGTGGCCTGCTGGGTGGCAATGTTTGCCGCAGCGGTGGCCGTTTTGGTGGAAGCTGCCACGTCGGTCAGGGCTGTGGTGCGGGCCCGTGCGATGTCCTGCAAGGCGGCGGTGTGCTCCGTCTCCGTGTCCTGCAGGGCCCGCTGGGCGGCGGTCTCGCTGGTCTTGGCGTTCTTCTCGCTGGCGGCGGACTTGGTCTCGCTGGTCTTGGCTGCCTCCGCGCTGTCCTTGGCGGCGGCAGCACTGTTGCTGGCGTTCTCCTCCAGCGTGGCGATGCGCTCCTTGGCAGCGGCCAGCAGCTCGTCGGTGGGGATGCCGGTCACACCGTCCCGCACGAGGCCGCAGAGCGCCTCGTCCAGCCGGGTGTCGGTGATCTGGCCCGTGGTGATGCTGGTGGAGCCTGCCGGGCGGGTGATCTCGGCAAGACAGAGGTCGTAGATCAGCTCGGTGCGGGAGATGGCCGGGGCCGTGGGTGTGCTGGATGCCGTGCCCTGCAGCACCTGCAGGCTGGCGGCTCTGGCACCGGCATCATAGCGCATGACGATGAGATCGATGCGGGGGAGAGACGGGTCGGCCAGCGGCAGGGTCAGGGTGTCGGCCTCCCGCTTTGTGATGGAGTAGCCGGTGAAACGGCTGGGGTGCACCCAGCCACGGCCCGCGCCCACGGTGACCGTCAGCCCGCCTGCGGCTGTCACCGGGAAGTCCTCAGCTCCGCTAAACACACCCGAGGTGAGGCCCGCAAGGTAGGCCGCCACGTCTGCGGCATCGAAGTCGCAGTCGTTGGCGGGATATAAAACGATTTTGCTCAAAAGATCATCTCCTTAGCTTGCGCCAGACCGGCGTACCCAGCCGCACGGTGCGGGTGGTGCTGTCGCTCTGGCTTTGGGTGATGACATCGGCCACCCGGACGGTGGCCTTGTAGCCCAGCTCCGGGATGGTGCAGTGGGCCACATCCCCGGGGGAGAGCCCCTCGGCATCGATGGTCAGCTCGATGCTGCCGGTGCGCAGCTGTTCCAGTAGCTTGTTGGTGCCCCGGGCCATGAGCCGTTCGAGGTAGGCTTCGCTCCTGCTGGTCTCGCCCTTTTCCTCGTCCGGCTGCACATCCCGGGCATCCACATACAGCTCCCGCCGGTCGGCTCCGGTGGCATCCGTCAGGCCCACGGTCACGGTGGCCCGGCTCTCGCCCTCGCCAGCGCCCTGGACGATGGCAACGTTGGCGTAGTCGGAATCCCCGAAGGCCCACGCGGCCTGCTGCAGGTTGCCCCACTTTGTGCTGAACCTGTTGTTGAGGTCGGCGGTGGGCCGGTAGACCTCGAACAGCAGCTTTTTATCTGCGTTCTTGCCTGCCAGCCGCACCCGGAAGCCCAGGTCGCAGGCCGCGCCGATGGTCATCAGGTAGTCCATGATGCTGCCGCCGGAGGTCTGGGCGGTGTAGGTGGTGTCGAAGCCCACAGCAGCACCCAGCTCCAGCTTGGGCCACGGCTGCATTGCGCTGACCAGTCTGCGCATGGCGGCTTCCGCGTTCTCGTTCTTCACGATGCTGGTACCGGCCCGCTTGGTGAAGATCCACGTTCCCGGGAAACCGGTGACCACCAGATTGCTGTCCTGATTCTCGTTGCTCCGGTGGCAGATGCGCATGGGCACATCGCTGTCACTGCGGCGCAGCCAGCGGCCCTCCCGGAGAAGAGCGAGGTTCTCCTCGGTGGGTCTGACTTCCAGCGTGAACTCGCCCTCGGTGTTGTAGGGCTCGTCCCAGTAAAGGCTCACCCACACCTCCACCCGGCCCAGCCGAGCAAGAGTTAGTTCATCCAGCACATCCAGCGTCATGCGATCACCTCCGGCAGAATGCCCGAAACCATGGGGTAAAAGCGCACCGTCACCTGCAGGCTGGTCTCGCCGCTGTCGGCGGTGGCTTTGAGTAAGTTGTCCCCGGGGGCCAGCTCCAGCAGGTCGCTGTCCTCGTCCAGCAGGGCGAAAATGTTCTCCTCCGTGCCGTCCTCTGTCCGCTTGACGGCCAGCTTGTCGGTGGTGGTGCGGTAGATCTCGATGACCTGCCCCGGGGTCAGGGTGGTCAGGATGCGGATGCTCTGGCCCGTGATGATGTTCAGCACGGTGGGGTTGACCACTGCGCCGTCGCTCTTGAGGGTGGCCGTGAAGGGCACTGCCAGCGCCCCGGGGTTATAGGCATTCAGCCAGCCGATGGAGGTGCGCACGCCGAAACGGTGGGGTGTGCTGTAATTGATGGGCAGCCTGAAGCTGGGCACAAAGCCGTTGATGCAGAAGCTCTGGGCGGTCAGGTCGTACCAGAAGGGTTTCGGGCAGAAGAGCATGAAGTCCAGCACCGGGTAGGGGTGGATGCTCTTTGTGTAGGGGGTCTTGGAAAGCACAAAGCGACAGAAATACTTGTCCTCAAAATACATGGTGCCGCTGGTGAAATAGGGCAGCTTTTCCAGCAGTAATTCCGCATCCGCATCGCCGTGGGAGCTGTGGCAGTGGATGATGAGCTCACGGCTCACCCCGGCCACGCTCTGGCGCTCCACGCTCACGCCCACCTGGTTCACGCCCTGTGCGGTCTGCACGTCCACGTCTACGCCATTGATGGGGTCGAGGGAGTAGGGCGTGCCGTAAGCCCACCCGATGTCGAGAGTGGCCCCGGCATCCGTGACCAGCTGCAAATGGTCTTTTCTGAATGGCATTGTGGAGCCCTCCTTTCATCGTTTCTGGGCCTTGGCCCGGTCGGCTTCCCAGCGGGCTTCCCGCTGGAGGTCTGCCGCCGTCTGGGCCTTGGAGTAGATATTTTGGATGATGTTGGTGTCACCCTCCCGGTGGTAGTTGTTGGCGGCTGCGGCCACCTGTGCCGTGCCGGATGCGGCCACAGACCGGCTGATGGCCATGTTGTCACTGAGGACAAGGCTGTTGGCCTGCCGCACCATCTCGGCCAGCTTGCTGTTTGCGGCCAGCAGGGCCTCGGTGTTGGCCTCCACAGCGTCGGTCAGGTCTTTGTCCGGGGTGGGGGCCGTCGGTGTGGTGGGGGCCGTCGGTGTGGTGGAGCTGCTGGTCTTGGTGATGTCATTCAGGCTGCGCTCAATCTTTGTCTGGATGCCATCCACATAGGTGGTCACAGTTTTGTAGGAGCGCTCCACGCCGTCCACCAGCCTGGTGCCCGCCTCGGTGACGGTCTTGGTCACCCTCTGGGTGATTTTGCCGGTCTCATCCTGCAGCTTCTCGGTGAGCACCTTGGTGGTCACGGTGCTGCCGTCGGCATTGGTGGTCTTGCTGGTGTCGGTCATGCTCTCGATGACCTTCTGGGAGTTGGTGGAAGTGCCGGAGCTGCTGGGGTTGTTGGCAGCTTCCTGCTGCTTCTTCCGTGCCTCCTGCCGGGCCTTGCGGTCGGCAGCGATTTGGTTGGCATAGTCCCAGGCGGGGTTACTGACATAATCGAGCGTACCGCCGTAGAGCCACGCCACCTTGTTGTACATCCAGATCAGGCCGTTGATGAGGACAACGAAGCCCTCGATGCCCGCCGCCACGATGCGCATCAGGCCCTCGAAGATGTAGCTCATAAAGTCCTCGACACCCGCCCAGACGTTCTGGAAGCCGTTGGCCACCTCTTTGTTTTTGCCGGAGAAGTTCAGCAGGGCACCCACCAGCATTCCGATAAGGGAGATGACAAAGAGGATTGGGTTGGCATCCATGGCGGTGTTCAGGGTCAGCTGTGCGCCGGTGGCGCTGGCCGCTGCCGGGACGAACTGCGCCACCAGACCCATGGCCAGATTGGCGAGGTTCCCGAACACGCCGGAAAGGGCGCTGCCCAGCTGGTTCAGGGCCCCCATGGCTACGGCCTGAATCTGGGTCTGCTGCTCCTTGGTGCAGGCCTGCCAGAAGTAGCTGGCCGCCCACAGACCCAGGCTCTCGAGGTCGCCATCCTTGAGGGCCGTTGCCAGCGTCTCGATGGCCCCCAGCGCATCCGTCTGGATGTCAGCCTGGATCTGCGCCCATCCCTCGTCCAGCTTGGTGCGGAACTGCTCCGTGATGGTAGCTCCTACGGTAGCAAAATCCGGCCCGTAGGTGGAGAGGGTCTGGGCAATGTTCTGGATGGCCTGCTCTGCCGCCGGTACACCGGTGTTGATGCCGTTGACAAGGCCCTGCGTGACGTTCTCGCCGATCTCGGTGAACACCTTCGAGGGCGAGTGGATGCCCAGCACGTTCTTGACGGTGCTCACCATGCCGTTGACTTTGCCCTTGACTGTGGACACCAGCGTGTCCCACATCCCGGTGATGCCGTTCAGCAGGCCGGTGACGATGTTCTCGCCGATGTGGCCCCACTCATCCATACTGCCGTCCCACACGCCGGTGAGCTTGGCGATGCAGGCAATGGCGGCTTCGCCCAGGTTCTCGATGCTGCGGAGAATGCCGTCTACCAGAGTGGTCAGCAGGGCCGCGCCACAGTTCAGCAGATCTGGCAGATGGGAGATCAGTGCGGCAGAGAACTTGGCAATCAACTCCGCCGCTGCTGTGATCAGCTGGGGCAGGTTGTCGGTGATGCCGATGATGAGCTGTTTCAGCAGCTGGATGCCGGCATCGAAGATCTCGTCCTGATGGTCAGCCAGATACTGCACCAGCTTGGTGATGACCTGCGTTGCTGCCGATGCCAGTCCGGGGATCATCTGAACAACACCTGCGGTCAGGTCTTCCAGAATTCCGCTGGCTGCGTCCAGCATGGCCGCCGGGCCGCTCTCATTCAGAGCGCTCGTCAGGGTATTCAGGCAATCGGTGCCCCAGTTGGCGGCTTCCATCAGGCCCGGCTCCATGGCCTCGAACAGGTCAATACTCAGGTTCTCTGCCGTTGTCTGGAGGCTTTCCATGCTGTGCTGGAAGGTGTCAGTCATGGTCTGGTAGGCGGTGTCGGTCGCTCCGGCACTGTCCACCATCTGGGCCAGCACGCCGTTGAATTTGTCCGCGCCGCCCGATGCCAGCGAAAGAGCGCCGGTTCCGGCCTCCACGCTGGACCATAGCCCGGCAAAGGCGGTGCTGTCACCACCCACGCTGTCATACAGCACTTGCAGCACATCGCCCAGGCTCTTGCCGTCAGCACTCAGCTGGGCAAAGCTCTTGCCGGTCTGCTGCTGTAAAATCTTGCCGACGCTGGACCCGGTGTCGCCCAGCTCGTTCAGCATGGATTTTGTGTAAGTTGTCGCCTCGGCAGTGGCGATACCGTTGGCGGTCATCACGGCCAGACCACTGGACAGGTTTTCTACGCTGACATTGTAAGCAGCAGCCAGCGGGATGACACGGCCCATGCTGGACGAAAGTTCGTCTACGCTGGTCTTGCCAAGGTTCTGCGTGGTCAGCAGCACATCCGAAACGTGGGTCGCCTGGTCGGCGCTCAAGCCGTAGGCGTTCAGGGTAGTGGTCAGGATATCCACGGCGGAGGTCGTGGAGGTAAAACCGGCGGTTGCTAGTTTCGCTGCCTGGCCTGCAAATTCCACAGCGTTGGCCGTGTCCTGCCCGGCGCTGATGGCCTGGTAGGTAGCCTCAGCAATATCCGTGGCCGCAATGCCTATGGTGTTGGACATGTCCGTGATCTGACTGCCCAGCTTCTGGATCGAAAGCTTGCCAAGATCGGCGATGGTTCCGACTTTGGCAAGCGATGTCTCGTAGACGGAGCCGTTCCGGATCGTGCTCTGGGCAAGATTCGTCAGCTGGCTGCTGGCCGTCTTTACCAGGTCTGCTATCAGCGTTCCGGCGGCGACGGTCATGCTGCTGACACCCTGCGTGAAGCCGCTGGTGTCCAACTTGGTGTTGCCGGTAACGCTAAAATCAAATGCCACTGTGTCCACCTCTCAATCGGAGCGCGGGCACAGGGGCACAGGCTGCTATAACTTGATTTCTACCTCCCGCTTACATGCGGGGTTTTTGCATTTTACCCACAAACCGTGGGCGCAGGCCTCGGGAGCCGCCCACACGGGCAGCGCTCTGCCGCAGAAGGGGCAGGGCACCGGGGCGCGGGAATCAGCCGAAGCGGTCGAGGAAAGCGTCCTCGTGCTCTTGCAGGGTCTCGTTCCGCTTCACCCCCTTCAGCCCATCCGGCAGGGCGAAGCGCTCTTTCAGGGTCTCGTAGTAGTCTCGGTCGGCCCTGTCCATACCGGAGGTGTCCTTGCCCCGGATCTCCACGATCTTGCCCAGCGGCGTTTCCGGCGGCAGGGCGTGCAGCAGTGCTTTGAAGCGCCACCAGTGCACCTTGTCAGCAGTCAGGTCGATGCCGTAGGCCTGCTGAAAGGCCCCCACGATGTAGTCGGCATCGCACCGGTAGTCCAGCACAGGCTCGTCCTGCGGGTCGCCGCTGCCAGTCCCGGTGCGTTCCTCGTCCTCTGGGCCGCCGCCCTGGCAGAAGCGCACCAGAGATTCAAAGGCTTCCGGATATTGCGCCACCGGAATCGGCTCCACAAAGAAGAGCGGGATGGCCGATGCAATCAGCCGGGCGCTGTCCTCGTTGGTCTTGACACGGCGGGTGCGGATCAGCAGCCAGGCCATGGGCCTGAAGTCAGGGTCGATGGCGCGGCCCTCCCACTCGGTAGGCAGGGTGTCCGTCAGCAGGTCATGCATTGTCCAGTGCCTCAAGCTCTGCCTTCAGCTGGGCACGGCGGGCGGCCTTTGCCGCTTCCTGTGCCCGGAAATCCACCACGGCGGGATGTGCCTTGACTGCGGCCCGGCGCTGCTCACGGTTCATGGGGGCAGGGATGGCCTGTGCTGCCGAAACCTGCGCCCGCTCCTCGGTGGGGTGGATCAGCGCGCTGACACTGGCCTTTTCTGCGGCCATAGCCTCGGCAAAGGCCTTGCTGACCGTCAGGCAGGTACTGAAGTTGCTGCCGTCCAGCCCCAGCTTCTCAGAAGCACCCTCGCCCAGAACTTCGTCCAGATAGTCCATAAAGATGCGGCACTGGAAGCGCAGCCAGGCAGGGTAATCACTCTCAGGGGTGTAGCGGCTGCCCTCCGTCCGAGCACGTTCCTGCTGCCGGGTCTGTGCAGCCAGCATCCGATCCACGTCGTTGGCGTTCAGGGTGGAAAAATCAAAGTCAATGCCGTTGATGATCATGGAAAATCCTCCTGTTACAAAAGGGCCCCCGTTCACCGGGAACGAGGGCTGTATGAATCATTGAAAATCGGGTTAGCCTGCTGCGGCTACGGTCAGGTAGTCGAACTCAACCGGAACGCCAACACCCTTCACATCGCAGGCAAAACCTGCGGAGTTGCTGGCGGAGCCGCTTGCATCGGCAGTGACAATAAAGGCAGCTGTGCCCTTCTCGCCCTTGCCGGTCTTTGCGCTGAAGTAGATATAAGGGAAAACCACCTCAGTGCCGGAGCCGAACTTTATCTTGTGGGAGAGCAGGAAATCCTGCGCAGGGTCGCCCACGCAGCGGTTTCCGTTCAGGGAGAAGGTGCGCTGGGTCTCACCCTTCTCGGTGACAGTACCTGCGCGGATATAGGCCACGTCCTCGGTGGAAGCATTCAGGGCACCGGAGTGCTCCTTGACACGCTCTGCAAACACGACCCAGTCGCTCTCCTTGGTCTGGGTGGCGGCATCAGTCTGGATGGCAAAGATGAAGTCATCGGCCTTTTCGGTGCCGGTGTAGTCCGCGCTGGGCACGATGCCCTTCTTGGTCTTGAGCGCGGCCAGGGTTTCGGAAACAGTCATAGGATGGTCTCCTTTCAAAGTTTGGGTTGATAGTAGATGAGCCGGAGCTGCATCTGCATTTTGCAGCTTCCGGAACCGTCAGTGACGATGTAGCCGGTGGAGGTGACTTCAATGCTCTGGGCCTCCTTGCCGTGCCCGCATTTGCTCAGGTCAGGCAGGATGCCGCAGTCATTTTGTTCCATTACCCAGTCGGCCAGCTGTTCAAAGAAGCCGCTGTTCTCAATGGTGAGCACATCGGTCTCTCCGAACTCCCTTCTGGACAAAAAGAGGTAGTTCTTCGCCAGATCCCGCCCGGAGATGTAACTTTCCACAATGGGGTCGGTGGGGCTGTCCTCAATGGAAAAAGCGGTGGCTTCCTCTTCCAGCCCGGCAATGCGGAAGGCCGCACCTGTGGCATCCTGCTCTTCTGCAATGAGCGGGCAGGTCTTGAGCCACTCCCGCAGGGCCGTAATGGACGCTTTGGGCATTACGTTCCACCTCCCAGCTCTTTTTGGGCGGCGTTTTTGGCGAACTGGATCAGTTCGTCTTTGTGGTCAGCAATGGCCCGCTGGCCCCAGTAGGAGCCGCGCAGGTGGTTCTCTCCATGCAGACCCTGCCCCTGCGTGTGCAGGTAATACTGCCGCCGGGCATACGGGGTGTTATAGACCAGCTTTCCGCCTTTGAAGTCGGATGCCTGGTTGACGCTGTTCTTCAGCGTGCCGGTGTCGAAGGGTACATAAGGGTCCACAGCTTTGGCAACTTGCTGTGAGAACGCATACTGGACCTTCTGGAAGCCTTTGTCCATTTCGGCCTGAAAGCCGGGCCGGAACCTGAGCTTCAGGTCAATAACGGGTGCACTCATTTCCTCAGCTCCCCTCTACATGAAAATGCGGCAGCAGCGGTTCCCGGTTGTCGGAGACCGCCGCCACCGTGCAGCAGACGTGTGTTTTCTCGAGGGCAGCATACTCGGCCTCGGTCAGGCTGCGGACAGCGCCGCAGATGAGCTTGCCGCCCCGCTTGAGCGTCCAGTGTGCCGCCTTTTCCCCGGGCGGGAGCTTTGCCCACTGGAAATAGGGCAGATACCCGGCGGCAGGGGGCAGCCGGATGTGCACCGTCCGCTGGGGGTCGCCGCCGGAGGTGTCCAGCTTCTCCCGCCAGCTGCTCCCGGGGATGACGTGGCAGACAGGCTGGTCGGTCTCGGTGGCGGTGTCGTGGATGAGGTTCACAACGGTAACGCTGCACTGCATCAGAAACACCCCCGATACAGCAGGCCGTGGGGGTCGCTGCCCAGCGCGTTGGAGAGGATGCTCTGCGCTTCCGCTGCAAGCCGCTCGGAAAGCGCCCCGCTGGCGAAGGTGACGGAGTAGCCATCGTTGGACACGCTGGAAGCCCCGGGTACGGCACAGGCGCTCTGTGCGGCGCTCATGGCATCGACGATCTGGACGCAGGCATCGGCCAGCAGGGCGGCGCACCCGGCACAGGCCCTGGCGTGGGGCTCTGCCCGGCCAAAGGTGTGCCGGTCGATGAGCCGGGAAGCCCGGGCGCACAGCGTGTCAAAGGCAGCCTCGTCCAGCGTACCGCCCGCTGTCTGGTACTGTTCGTAGGTGCAGTAAAGCATGGCGGCCTCCTTATGCTGCGACCTTCTTCTTAACAAGAATGGTCTGGTCCTTGGTGACCTTGTAGGCGTAGACTTTGCGGCCCTGCACGGCAGATGCGCCGATGAAGTCGCCAGAGCCGGAGAGATCCTGCAGGTGGACGGGAACGGCCCACTCATCGATGACGGCGAACCAGTTGGGATGACCGGCCACATACTCCACGTTCTCGCCCAGGGTGGAATCCTCGAACACGGTGTAGCCTGCGATCTTGCCCACAGCGCCGGTCTGAACGACCGCGTCGCCCAGGTCGGAAGCCTTGATGAACTCGGGGCTCTTCAGGAGCAGGCCGTAGGTGTCCGGGGAGACCAGCAGCCAGCGGCCTGCGGTGGGCACGCCGATGGAGGACTGCTGAGTGCGTGCATCCACGATGTTGGCGTAGATGGTCTTTTCGGTCAGGGCAGTGGTATTGCCGAAGGCAGTGCCTGCGGTGGTCAGCTCCACGGAGCCGTCAGAATCCATCTGCAGGCCCAGAGAGTAACCGGCGCTGTCCAGGCGGTCAGCCACCAGATTGCCGGGAACGCTCTCTGCATCGAAACCATCGATGATCTCGTTCACGGCCTTGTCGTGGTCGATGTTGACGGTGAGGTAGGTAGTATCGCCGCTGGTCTGCTTTGCACCCTTGGCCTTGTCGTAGTCGTTCACCACCACCTCGGTGTCGCGGACGGGAACCTTGACGGAACCTGCCTTGGGGCTGCCCTCGTAGCGGTTGTTGCAGATCACGCCGACTTTCTTCACCAGCGTCTTGCGCAGCTTGAGGTCGACCAGATTGGAATAGCGGACCTGTGCTTCATGTGCCATAAGAATATCCTTTCTCTCATTCAATGTTGATATCGGGGTTCATCGCCTTGAAGGCAGCGGTCACGGGGTCAACGTCCCCGGCGGGCGGGGTGACGTGCTCTTTGCCGCTGGAAACGTGAACGGAACCAGCGCCGCCTTCTTCCGCCTCGCCAAAGGCCCAGGGGTTCGCCTTGGCGGCTTCTTCCAGAGCCTTGGAGATATCGGTGGTGCGGTCCTTGGAACCCTTGAGGGCATCCAGATCCAGCAGTGCCCGGACCGCCTTGACGCTGCGGCCCTTGGCTCCCAGAATGGCGGTGTTCAGGGCATTGTCAAAGGCAAAGCCATCAGCCTGTGCCTGCATATCGCCCTTGAGTTTGGCAATGTCTGCCTCGTATTCCTCGGGCTTCTTCTTACCGTCAAAGGCAGCAAGGCCGTCCTGGGCGGTCTTGAGCTGAACCTGGGCGTTTTCCAGCTGGGTCTTGTACTGCTCGGCGGCAGTCTTTTCCCGGTTGACATCGTTGCCGTTCTCGGCCATGATCCAGTTCAGCTGCTCCTCGGTAATGCCGGGGATCTTGTTCTTCACGTCTTCACGCTTCATGGTGGAAAAACTCCTTTCTGTTGGTGAAACCACGGTTTGGTGACACGGTTCTCCGTCCGTGTTCGGTTGTGGGCAGGGTACGCACTGCCCTCTGCGATGGCACCGTCTGGAGGCATCGAACCTCCCGCTTCCGGTTTTGGAGACCGGCGCTCTTCCAGAATGAGCTAAGACGGCATGAAAAAAGCGCCCCTGCCCGGCTGGGCAAAGACGCTTGCGGTATTTGGTTGTTAGATGCCGGGGACGATTTCCTTAACACCCTTTGCAAATGCAGCGGCCTTTTTCATCAGGCTGTTTTCCTGAAGATATTCAAGCCCCTGCAAGGTGATATGCGGTTCCATGAGTGGTTCGATGCGCTCCGGCTGGCGAATGTAGCGGACGATGTTCAGGCCCTCAATGTAACCTGCTTTCTGCAGCTGAATCAAAAGTGCCTGAAACCGGTTCGGATTCGTACCGAAGCGCTCGGCAGTAAAACCAGCGCAATCGAACTCCTCAAAGTCCATGCTTTGCTGCAAATACTTCAAAATGCGGTAGATGACACGAAAATCTTCCATGATGACACCTCACTTCTTTTTGTTTAAGTCCATATACAGATACGCTTCCGGGTCGCCATACGCTTCCCGAGACCACTGTCGGTCTTGCTTGGCTGACAGGCGGGTCATGTGCAGCCAGACATCTCCATCTGTTCGCAATGCCGGATTCTTTTGCATTTCGTTCCAGATTGCAGAGGGGTCATCAAGCAGAAGCACTTCACTTTTTGTCATCTTTCAATCCCTCGATAAAATGATAGAGCTGCGGGTCTTTCTCTTTCAGGGCAGAGGGCTCCTGATAAAAAGCGCGATACCCTTCACTGAAATATTCCTTCAGCATATCTTCATTGATCTGCATCGTTCCGGCTTTAAAAATTCCATCCGTGGGAGATTCATATAGCCGTCCCTGATACTCAGAAATGAATTTGCTGTTCTGAAGAAGATAAATCGCTTGTGTATAGGTACTGTCATCATACACGATTTTAGAAAAATCTTCAACATCAATCCCGGATTTTCGGATGCTGATGTATTTGGAGTTGTGCCGCAGGTCGAGGGAAATCTCCAATGCGTGGCCATACTCGTGAATAACATCACCGCTTTTGCGCTCAGGGTGAAGATAAAGCGTTTTGTCTGGATAATAATAGCCGCTTCCAGCGGCATCTTTCTCTGTCATTACGACCTTGTTGATGATGCTTTCAGCCTTATCGCGCTGCCATTGAGGAATGACGGAAAGCTCTTTTTCAATGCCTTCACGCTCAGACTGTGAAACACTATCAGAAAAATTGAGTTTTTGAAGAATGCCGCGTGGCTCTTGCTTCTTCGCCGCCCACGTTGCCTTGCTGCCCTCGCTCCTGCCAAAGCCTGCCACGCTGGTGCGGGCACTGTCGGCCCTGCCGCCGGTGGCGCTGATAAAGTCGGCCAGATCCTGACGGGCCTGCCTCAGCTTCACCGCGCTAGCGGTGGTGTCGGCCCCGGCGGCATCCTCAGCCAGATACCGGCGCTTGTACTTGCGCACGGTGCGTTCCCGGGCCCGCTGCATCTGGCTGATCTCGTACCGGGTGTATCTGCCGCCGTTGTACTTGATGTCCCGGGCGTTGAGGGCTTCCAAGCTCTCCTGCGTCCACGCAGGCGGTGCACCCAGCTCAGGGAAGATGGCAAAGAAGGTATGACGGCAGTTCCAGCCGCAAAGCCCGGCCCCGGTGCCGTAGCCGGTGGCGGCCTCGAAGTCCGGGTAATGCTTGCCCATGTAGTCCACAGCGCCGCCCCGGTGGAACTGCCTGCCCTGCCACTCAGCGTGGGAAGGGCGGGCCCCGCCGTGGGCCGTGGTCTCGAAGAACTCCACTCCCATCTCATCGGCCCGGGCCACCTGCAGCTTTGCACCGGTCTGGTTGACCCCAGTGAGCACCGCCCGGCGGGCCACTTCCAGCGTGTCGGTGTGGCCGGTGGGGTAGGTGACGTATTTCATGGTGTCGGCCAGACTGTCCACCGCGCTCTTGACGGCGTTCTTGTAGTCGAACGCGCCGCTGCTCACCTTGAGATGGGCACGGTCGAGAGCGGCTTCAAACTGGCCGCTGACGGTGTTGGCCGTGGTGGCGGTCAGGTTGTGGAAGGTTCCCGCCGTCTGCTGATAGCCAGCGTTGAGCAGGGCCTGCAGGGTGGCATTCTCGGAAAAGGGTGTGGGCTCCTTGCCGTAGTGGTAGTAGATCTCGTCCTCGTTTTCCATGGCCCGGGTGGCCGCTTCCTGCATGAGCCGCCGGATCTCGGCTTCGCTCCTGCCGGTGTAGCGGGCCAGCTTCTTTACCACGTCCTGCCGGAGGGCTTCGGTCTGTTCATACCGCCACAGCTGCCAGTTTGCCGTGGGGGTCAGGGCTTCCATTTTGGAGATGCGCCGGGCCACGTCCCGCAGGATATCATCCTCGACCTGCTGAAATAAAAGCACCAGCCGGTCGGGTGCGTGGTCGAGATAGTCCGGGGCCAGCATCAGCCGCCCCCGCCGACGAAGCTCAGCTCAGGCTGCTTGTTTTCGGCATCGGCTTCGGCGGCAATGGCCTTTGCGTCTGCCTCGCTGTATCCCTCGAACTCCACCAGATACCGCCAGAACGGGAACTTCCCGGCGGTAACGTATCCCCAAAACATCTGCTTGCGCTCCTTGGGGTCTGAGATGATGGAATCATCGAAATCGAAGGTTACATTGCACTCGCCCGGCAGAGGAACCGACGCACCGCTGTGCCATGCGGCATCCAGCAGGACGTTCACAGCATAGACCAGATCGGTGAGTGCTGTGCCGAGGGCCCGCTGCAAGTCCTTCACGGTGGTGTAGCTGCGCTGTTTGCTGCTGCGGATTTCCTCAGCGGTCTTATCAACGTTCTGCGGATCAGACAAAGTACCATAGGCAAGGCCGCACTGGAATTCGATGCGCTTGAGCATGGCATCCAGCCCTTTGCGATAGCTCTCATCCCGCAGGGTGGGGGCAAACACCTCGTAAAGGTTCCGACCACCGGAGACGCTGCCATTGATCCAGTTGCGGTAGAGCCGCTGTTCCCGCAGGGGCATCGTGGAACCGCCGTCAGAGCCCGGGCGCAGGGCGGTCTGGTCTACATCAAGAGCCAGCTGGCCGCCGCTGTACTCCCAGAGCAGTGCGCCATACTGCTCATCTGCATCCCGGATGATGTCCACTGCCGGAGCGTACACGCTGACACCCAGCGGGGAATGCCGGTCAGCGGCGTTGCCCTTGGGAGCCTTGAAATAGCCCCACAGCGGCCTGCTCACGCCGGTGAACTCCGTATGCGGGGCCAGTGCAGCCCACTCCGCAACGTCGGTCAGCGGAACTTCGACACCGATGTCAGCGCTTGTCATGGAACGGAACGCCTTGACGGTGACGGTATATTTCCCGCCGGAAAACTCGTGGTTTTCCAGCCGGGTGTAGATGCGGCCACCCCTTACAAGATGATCGTAAAAAATAGCCCCGGTCATACGTCCGGAGCTATCAAAGCGGGTGGGACAGAAGCAATCCCCCTGCACCACATCAATCTGGATGCGGCCCTCAGGGTCGAGATAGGGCCGGAACAGTACCCCACCAAGGGCACAGCCGTACTCCACGGGAATGCGCAGGTCTGCAATAAAGGGTTTGAGCAGCGCATTGATGCTGTCCGCCCGGGCACTGCCGGAGACAAGGCATTCCATTTCCAGTGTGGTCAGCCGGGCCAGCTCGGCGGCAATGCTCTGCGGCAGGCCCAGACTGTGCAGCGGGTCTTTGCCGCCGTGACACCATGGGCCGCCGGTATCGTACATCTGTGCCCAGAGGGTGATGGCACTCTCCATGGGGGCAGACACGCTGACGCTGATGGGAGTGTCCTCCCCGAACCAGAGCCGGGCCTTCTCCCGCAGCCACGAAAGCAGTTTGTCAAACATTACTTGGCTCTCCAATCTGCCCAGCGGATGAGCGGGGCGAATATCGTGTAACAGAAATAGCGGATATCATCCATGGCATGGTCGTTCTCTTTCACGACCCTGTCCTCCTTGGCCTTGTCGTCCCAGGAATATGCGCCGAACTCCCGGCGGGAATCGGTGCAGCTTTCATGGATCCGGACAAGTCCGGCCTGCATCATGGAAGCTACGCAGCGGATCCCGTTCAGAACGTCGTTGTCGGCGGGGATGACCTGATACCTGCCGTGCCGTCGGATGGTCTCGATAAAAGACGCGGCAGACGGATCTACACACACAGCCTGAATGTAATAGCCTTTTGTGAGCCGTTCCAGCTCGGCGTAGTGCTCCTCATCGGTGCGCTGCACACGTTCTTTCTGGCTGTCAAAATAGCTCTCCCGGATACGCAGGGCCTTACCGTCATGGATGACCCATAGCCCCATGCTGCATGGGTTATGTGTGCCATAGTCGATGGACACATAAAATTGACCGTCGATGCCGGCTGAGCTGCCGTGGAAGAGGTAAGGATCCGCGCAGAGCGAAAAGAAGGGATAGACCAGACCGGACGCATTGCACCAGTGGCCCAAAATGAAGCGGTCGTAATAGACAGTCCCGGCCAGCTCGTGCTTCAGGTGCTCCACGAACTCCTGCGGGAGAAAGGGGTTGTCGTCGATGGTGGAGGTCTGGCAGAAGATGTCCACCTCGGGGTCATCGATGAACTTTTTGAGAAAATGCTCCTGACTGTCCGGGTTAGCTGTGCCGTCGAAGTGGGAATGAGGACAGCGCAGGCGGGTCTTGAGCATCTGGAACACGTCTTCATCCCAGGTGGTCATCTCATCGCCGTAACCGTACTCGATGGTCATGCCCTGAATACGGGCAACGTGTTTTTTGCTGTCCGCGCCCAGAATGTGGACCCGGCGGCCAAACAGCCGGGCAGTGTTGTCGCTGCTGATGGTTCCCACAAGGGCCTCGCCCCAGATCTCTCGCATGGGGTCCAAAACGTTCCGGCTGATGGTGCCCTGTGTGTTGCCCAGCATTACCGCTGCGCCCTCACCCCGCAGAGCCAGAAGGCGCTGGGGAATGACCACGGCATAGTCCAGCCAGCTCTTGCCGGAACCGGTAGCCCCAACTTTCAGGTTCCACCGGTGTGAACAGGAAGCAAGATATTCTTTCTGCTTAGTCGATAACACTGTCTACTCCTCCTAGGATCTTGCGGGCCTCGGCCAGCTGATCAGAGGCATCGCCGGACACGCCGTTGAACATTCCCAGATGCCGCCCCAACAGATCCAAGGCTTTCAGCTTGTCGGCCAGCTTGACCTCCTGCTCCAGACCGTCCTCTCCGAAGGTCTTGACCTTGACCGACTGCACAGCAGCCAGATCGTCCGGTGCGGCATCGCTTTTCAGGGAAGCCGTCCTAGCATCGATGAGGTCGCCCGCGTTGACGAACGCCACCTTGGCCAGCTCTCGCACCACCCGGTCAGCGGACACGCCGGTGCGGCGGCTCTGCTCGGCCTGAAGCTGTGCGATGCGGTTCTGGATACTAACATTCGCTAACAGCCGTGCCGCCTGCTCGTTGGCCGTCTTTGGGGAGTATCCGGCACGGATGGCCGCCTGGGTCGCGTTCAGGTCGATCATATATTCTTCACAGAACCGCGCCTGCTTGTCGGTCATCCTCACCACCTCTCTCGTCGTCAGGGTACAAAAAAGCCGCCCTGAGCGGATGCTCAGAACGGCAGTTGTAATCAGGAAAAGCCCGGCCGGTGCAAAAAAGCTGTTAAGCAGCAAAAGGAGAAATCCGTATCAAGAGGAGGAAAACAAACCTCCGGTCGGGCCGCCAGCACGAAGGGAGTAAGGATGCCTTTCCTGCTGGGCTTTGCAGCATAGAGTATAGCACACTTGAACTAGTGCTTTTTAGTGCGTCATGGGTCTGTGTCCAGAAGTTGCACCGCTTTTTTGTGTCGTCGGAGGACCCAACTGACATCGAGGGAGAGCCGGTCAGCGATCAGCTCCCACTTGTGCCCACAGATATATCTCCGGTACAGAATCGTGAAGTCAAGCTCATCATCCAGCTGCTGTAGCGCAAAGATGATTTCTTTGCGAATGCGGGTGCTTTCCTCACACTGGGCTTTGTAAGCGCCCCGGGCTTCGTCGATGCGTTCTACTGCACGGGGCAATGTTTGGCCGTCTCCTCCGCCGCCCGGCACAGCGGAAAGGCACTGGGTCATGTTGGAAGCGTCTGTTTTCAGCGTGTCCAGCTCATCCAGCCGCAGCTGTTCGAGCCGCTTCGCTTGCTGATACCTTCTCAACCAGGCCTTCTTCTCTTCGTAAGTCAAGCACCGTCACCTTCTTCCAGTTGTTTCAGTAGCCCTTCCACGTCATACCGCCAGTGAACGCGCAGCAGGTGCTGCTCTACCTCGATGCCGTTCAGGGCGGCCCACTGCCACGGGATGCTTTTGCGGGTCTGGGTCTGCATGTACTCCAATACCTTGCTGGCAGGTACGGCAAAGGTGCGGTTGACCCTGCCCCGGTAGTTAATGACCACATGGGCAGTCTGGCCCTTGAAAGATGCTGCGTGGGCCATATCGGTGATGTGTTTGAGCTTGTGGTACTTCTGCCGCTCCCGGTCGAATCGGCCCAGGATCTTTTCCAGTGGGATGCTGGGCGTTTCGATGGTCTTGAGCTCGAAGTAATGGTGCATGGGGTAGCGGTACACGTCGAAGTCGCAGATGTTATCAATGGAGAAGCTCAGGTTCTCGTTGCCGCCGTAATAGGTGGCCGCGCTGTCTTTCAGTCGATAGCACCAGGCATCCTTCGGCATGGAGCTTTTCCAGTCTGCCTCGAACTGTTTTCCGGTGTTCAATTGGTTCTCCTTTCGGCGGAGGCTGCCCAATGCCCGGCCAGCTGTCGGGTCAGGGTAATGCTCATGGTTCCGGTACATGGGGCTCCTCCTTTTTCTTGGTGAGCGGACGGCGGTGGGCTGCGTTTTTTAGAAAATCATTCCCGCTGGGCTCCGGACGATCCACCCGCTTATTGCGTCCTGCTCCAATGGGATTCGTCATGCGGTACTCCTCGGCAGACCTACAGCCCTGGGTTTCGGCCTCGATCAGAGCCTTCCGCACATAGGCCCAGCTATGTGCCCCGGCATCAATGCACTTGCGAAGGATCACCCGCGCCAGTTCCTCGCCCAGCCGGTTAGCGTATCCTGTCAGCTCTCTTTTCCCGGAGGCACTCAGCTTGCCGATATCCTGTTCAAACTCTGATACCAAGGGTGAGGTCGTCGGTCGTCCGGTCGGCTCCGGAGCAGCCGCAGACGACGACTTGTTATCTTGTTGGTTTGTTAGACTTGTTAAGTTGTTGTCGGCAGCCTGTCGGTTGCCTGTCGCTTGCCTGTCACTTTGCCTGTCACTGCCAACAAGCGAAGCATAGTTTTCTATCGTGACAATGCTGTATTTTGAGCCTGTTTTGACTGTCAGATAGCCTGTCGCCTGTAAATGTTCTAAGCTTGTCCGGATGTTCCGAACACTCAAATCAAGCTGTTTTGCCAGTTGAGATTGGCTTGTAACCAGCTGTCCGGGCCTGATGCTAATGCCCTGCCACTGCTTTTCCTGCCAGTTGGCGGTGAGTAGCAGATGGAAAAACAGGCGGGCAGTGTTGGGCTCTGAATACCATTCCCAGTCAGTCAGACCGCGGGGAAAGGCAACAAAGCCACGGGATGGGTCAATGCCCACGGTCTAAACTCCTTTCTGGTGTGGTTAAAACGGCAGGTCATCCGCATCATCGTCGATGAGGGTATCTGCTTCCGGGGTGCCTGCGGCGGGCCCGGCAGGCGCTGCCGCCTGAAAGGCGCGGGGAGCATAGTCGGCCAGGTCTTCGCCGGGATACATCTGCCCACCGGAAAGGCTGGTCTGCACCGGGACAGGCTCATCAAAGGGCGTTGGCTCCTGAGTGAGCGCTGGTTCGGGCGGTGCCGGGGCCTCTGTGCAAAGGTCAATGAGGTTCTGCATCCACCGGAAGATCACCATGCCGCCAGGCTGAATGTCGTCGGCATCCACGTCGTAATAGGTCTTGCCGTTATACTCCCGGCTCTTGAGCTCCCGGGCAAAGACAGTGACGGCATCGCCCTTCAGCAGCAGCCCGTCCCACTTGTCCAGCCCGTGCCAGACGTTGACCTGAACATACAGGCCCTCCCAGTTGCCGGTGCCGGTCTTGACGCTGTGTGCCTTCACGTCAAACTTGAGTACCTGCTTCTGGCCCACGTCCTTGAGCACAGGGTCTTTGGCGAGAGTTCCGTGGAGAAGTACGCCGGTCTTGTGGGTCAGGATCACGATTCATCACCCCCGGCAAAGGGGTCATCTGCGCTGTCCGCGTCCTCCACGGTCAGAGCATCGGCCTGTTCAACAGCTTCCTTGATGCGGGTCCAGCGTGGAGCCGGAACCTGTCCGGCCTCGTCCAGCTCCACGGCGGTGGACTCAGCATCCACATGGACCTCGCTCTCGTCATAGAGAGAGCCGAAGGTGGAGGGGAATGCTTCCCGCAGGGCATGGACAAGGGCAACCTTGCGGATCATGGTAGCTTTTTTGCCCTTCCACAGAGATTTGCCGGTGTCGTATTCGGTCAGCTTCACTTCCTCGTAACTGGGGCGGGTGCGGTCCTTGCGATAGACTTTGGCCCAGCCGCCCAGAAGTTCCTCGCCCTCGTAGACGATGGAACCCTCCCGCTTCTGGTACTCCCCGGCCACCTTATCGAAGATGATGACCCCGGCCTCGAAGCCGTCATAGCTGGGGTGGCGCTCTGCCATTTGCAGGTAGCAGTTCTTGCCCAGAACGATGGTGCTGGGGGTGTCCTCGCTGTTGTTATCGTAGTGGATGAGGTAGGCTTCCTTGGTAAAGGGATTCAGGCGGTACTGCTTGCAGGTCTCGAGGAAAATCTTGCATTCGGCATCGGTGGCTTTCTGACAGATGAAGTTGCGCACATCGGAAAAGCTGACGGTCATGTGCTGGCCGTCGGCAGAAGTGATCTCCACGGGCTTGGCCGGGCTGGCAGCCTGCAGAGCGCCGCTCTGGGCGGCACGCTGCTGCATTGCAGTCATCCGGGCGGCGGTGGTGGTGCCAGTGGTGTTTGCGGACATGGTGGGCGCAGGTGCGCCGGGACGAGAAAAAGCCATAAGTAAAATCCTCCAATTATTTTACAGAACCATATGCGAAGCCACGCTTTTTAGCTTCGGCTTTGAACCATTCGATGTCTTCCGGGGTGAAATCTACCCAGAAGCGGTAGCGTTTGCGGGCAGGTGCAAGGCCTGTGCCAGGCAGGGCGAACTGCTGCAATACCTCGCAGTCCAGCCGTCCGGAAGCTGTCACAAAAGCGCTGGTCTGCGCCGCCTGAGCCGCTTCTGCTCTGATCTGACGCTCTTCCTCGGTGGGCGGGATGATGACCGGTGCAGCAGCTCTGGCACGTTCTGCGGCCTGTCGCTGGGCCTCTGCCTCAGCCTGAGCTGCCCGGGCGTGCTCCCGGCGGCTGTGCTCATGCAGTGCATCATTGACGCTCAGGGCCCGCAGGTATTCGGTAATGCAGGGTTCAGCGTCTTCACCGCAGGTCTCCCGGATGAGGCCGTCCAGGGCGGGGTTCCTCCCGCCGGGTCTCCACAGCCTTGCGCAGTTCCTTTTCGGCCTGGGCGAGGTCAAAGGTTTTGTTGAGCCACTGGGGCACAAGCAGACGGTCAAAAGAAATCAGAGGTTCCAGCTCCCCGATGCAGTCCCGGTAGACCAGCCGCAGGGTGGATGCTTTTTCTTCCCGCTGGGCCTGTTCTACTGCTTTTACCTGCTGATCAATGGCCCCGGAGATCTTCTTACACTGGGCCTGCATCTCCCGGATACTCTTCTGGAAATCCTCCAGCGGGTCAGTGTAAAGCCGCTTGGCGGCGGTCAGAGCAGCAGCCAGCTGCTTGTCCCACTTGTTGACGGCAGCACGGTCGGCTTTGGCATCTTTGATGGATTCAGGTGTGTACACGCGGCCTGTATAGGAGGCCAGAAGTTCGTCAAGGTTCTTCTGCACCTCATCCTTGTTCCAGTTCATGGCCGGGATCACCGGGTGCTCTACCCGGACGGTCAATTCATTCGTCATCGGTCAGTTCCTCCTCTTTTGGCTCCCGGTCGGGGGCAAAGTAGTAATCATCGGGCGGCTCCATGGGCGGGCCGTAACGGTCAAGATCCAGACAGTACATCTCATTCATCCCTGTCACCTCCGTCATAATCAGGCGGCTGGCGGCAGAGCAGGGAGGCCTCCTCCATGATGCTGTTCAGGGTACCGCAGATGGTCTGAAAGGTGCTTTCCAGATCTTCGCCCACCAGCCGGGAATAGCTGGCCTTGCTGTTATCCCACGCCGCCCGCATCAGGCTGGCGCAGTAGTTGGCCTGCTCAAAATCTGCCTGGGCATCATCGTTGATGCGGGAGCGGAGTGCCGCAACCTGTTTCTTCAGGTTGGCGTTGTCCTTGGCCAGTTCGGCGTTCCGGGCATCGGCAAGGCCCCAGGCTTTTTCTGCGGCCCGGCGGTCGATCTCTTCCTCGTCGATGACCGCCGTGATGGGCTGTTTTTTCAAAGCGTCTTCGGCATTTTTTGCTCTCTCTTCGGCCCTGTCGCGCTCACCTTCGGCCTTCTGGCGCTGGAGGTTGGCCGCAATGCGGCTCTCGTATTCATCGCGGTAGATCTGCTTGAGCTTGGTGTTCTGTTTTTTCAGGCCGTCAATATCGGCAATGTAGGCCCCCTGCTGATCCAGCAGCGTTGCCCGCATGGCAGCGGCTTCCTCGTATTTTTCGTGGTACTCGTGTGCAGCTTTCCGGGCCTCTTCCTCACGGGTCTCGGCAGCATCGGCGCGGTCTTTCTCGGCTTTGATCTGGGCCATGGCTTCCTGATACTGCTTGTTGGTGGTGATATCACCATTCTTGACCTGCTCCACCAGCTCTGCCGGGGCGCTGGGCTTTGCCACGGCGTACAGCAGGGTGGGCGGCAAGGCTTCCAGAATGGCCCGCTGGCGGGGGCTGCTGCCGTCCATCAGGGCAGAGACTTGCAGCAGGTTGTAGGCGGTTGACTTTGTGATGCCGATAGAGCAGCACCATGCCCGAAAAGAATCATCCCCGCGATTGCCATGCTTTGAGTTGTCCAATTGTTGGACAACTCCGCACAGCGCATCATGGGCGGCGGCAATGGCATTGCCCATGTGCACAAGGCCACGCTCGGCCATCTGCTTGCCGTGGCGGTATTCGTCCTCGGCAAAGTGCAGGTCCTCCACGGTCTGGCCGGTCAGGCCGGAATAATCAAACGCCGGGCGCATCGCATCCGGCACGGTGGTCAGGGGCTTGTCCTGCATGGCACCAGCTGTTGATACAGAAGAACCGCCAGCCGATGCGGCAGGGGCCGATTCGCAGTTCTGCAGGGATGTCGCGGGGGTCGATGCGCTTGCATCCGCCCCGCTCTCCGAGATGGTCGGCGTTGCCGCTGTGGCAGTCGGAACAGCATTCTCTGCCGTAGTCACAGCAGCATCCGCATTCTGGGCAGGTGCACATGAGAGAATCTCCTTTGCTTTTTTGATGTCGGCAAGAATCTTTTCCATTTCCTGCTGCGGTGTCATGTCCTTGCGGCTTCCATCCAGATTGAAAAACTGACCAAACAGCTCTCTTTTTGCGGCAACACCTTTCAGATTCTGAGTGCATGTGATTGTCAGGCAATAGCGCCCGTCAGACCCATAGTCCGATGCACGAATATCTTTGGAGAATGAGCTGAAAATCTCTCTGTCTGGATAAGTGTCTTTGATCCATGCAGAGACCTGAGACAGAAAGTCGAAGTCCAGACTATGCACTCGACAGGTGCATTTATCCTTGATAGAGCCAGCAAACTCTGACGCATAAGTGAGGGTCTTGCTCATCCGGCACTCGTAGCCCCGAGTCTCCCGGCTGACAGTTCTAGCACTTTCATCCCATTGAAAGTCTCCGTATGGCATGGCATAGGGGCATCCCCAGCACTCATGGCCGGGTGCGTAACCAGATAGGCGGTTTCCAGTGGTACTGGCATCGGTGGATTTCTTCACTCGCCGTCCGCATTTGCAGATATAGGTGGTCACACTTTCACCTCCGTGCCCTTCAGGCGGTCCAGCATCTCGGTCTGCACATCCTTGTTCATGGGCTGGATGTTGTTGCCCTTCCAGCCATAGCAGAGGATGGGTCCGTAAAGCTGACGGCCTCGGTACTTACGGTTGAGCAGACTGGCGGGCTGGATGGGACCATCGTACCGGCCCACGAACAGCACCGCCGGGGTGCGGGGCAACACGATCATCTCGCAGGGCGTGCCCAGCCGGTTCTCAATGGCCCACAGGCTGTCGGGCAGGGATGCGATCACCGGGGCCTTGCTCGGTTCGGCTAAAATACCTTTCATTTGTAAACTCCTTTCTGATGTGGTATCATCAAGGGTGATGGGGCTTGTGAATTCCATCACCCTCTGGGCTCGTCCGTGTTACCAGCACGGGCGGGCTCATTTTTGTTGATGTCCTCGGCATCCTCTTCTGCGTTTCCGAGTACAAAGCTTTCGATAAGCGGTAACCAGTCCGGCGTTAACTCGGAGATGTACCTTTTGGCATAATAGTAATAGATTGCATTGCTGACCTGCAGAGAGCCGGTGGCCCGCTGGTCCTTGACCATGTGATTTGCCTGATTGCGGCTCAGGCCCATGCCCATCAGGAGCTTCTTCAGACGTTTCGTTTTCATGCGCCCCTCCGGTTCTGCCGGTAGTCCGGCTCTTCGGTGCGGGCGTGGGTACGGTCAACGCGGCCATAGCGGCGGGCGTTCTGTTCACGATCCTGGGCGGCAAAGCCCAGCCGCAGGAACGCGACCGCTGCCAGAACCAGGCACAGGGCCGTGACGAACTGGCTGTCAGAGATGGAGCTGCCCAGCTGTGCACCGCCCTCGATGCCCATGCCGTACAGCAGACTTGCGGAACCGCTGGCAGCAGCCAGCCAGTACCAGACGCGGGATTTAATCTTCATTGGGGGATTCCTCCATTCTGTCCATGAGGTCTGCGGCAGTAGTCACTATGCTGAGCAATGCTTCCGGATTTCTTTGATCTATGCAAATCCCGGCAATCAGAGCGGCGCAAAGGGCTTTCTGTTCCATCTCTGTGCCGCAGGCATAAATCTTGGGGTTCCCATCCTTCCCCAGCTGGATTTTTAACTGAGCGTTCGGGCTGATATTCATGCTCCTACCTCCTGAAGACAATTGACTGCGGGTCTGCAGTCGTCCAATGCCCATCCGATGACCGGGTGCCATTCGCCATCAGCAAAAATCTGCAGCCCGGTGTGGCTTTCATCCTTGATTTGTCCGCCCAGCTGGTAGCAGCCAGATGCCTGACTACCGCCCCAACGGAACCACTTGTTCCAAAACAGCGGTGCGATGTACGCGCATCCAGTGGGCGCTGCGGCTCGCTCAGATGCGAGGGTATAAGGTTTCATGCGGTCTTTTCCTCCTTTGCGATTGCCGGGAAGAAATACTCCCCGATTTTTTCTTGCGGAATGTGCAGTGCTCTGCAGATGATAACGATCTCGTCACTCCTCCAAGGTTGTGTCCCCTTGAGCCGTGCGGTCATCGTGTTGGAGCTTACCCCAATCAGGGCCGCAAGTGCGCCCTGGTTGAGATCCTGGTCTTCTGCCAGACGACTGATTTTGAGATAAGGCTTCTTCATGGTGATTCACCTCCTTGTTGTGGTTGCATCCCTTCTGCGGTATAATCGAGCAGGAAAGGGGGTGATAAAATGATTTTTGAGAGCTTTTTAGAGATGCAAGGTTTGAATATGCAAATTGAGCGAAACGGTGAGATCGTTGCGACTGTTCCGGGTCTGCCAAATCGGGAAAAAGCAACGAATCGCCGGTATATTGGGTTTCGCCCGGGGACCGATATCAAAATAGATGATGTTGTTATCAATCCGGCAAAGGAACGGCTTTATATCACAGAAACACAGGCATCGTACTTCCAAAAGGAACAGGAGCAAATAAAAGCGTTCTATATGACCGAGGTCGAGAAAAAACGGAAAGAAACGGAACAACACCAGAGCACTATTTACAATATCGGCACAGCGTATGGCTCTGTAATTGGAACAGCCAACACAGCAACCATCAACTATCAGACGAGCTTTCGTGAACTGCGTGATCGGGCAGAGGCTGAAAATGCGCCAGATAAGGAGCAAGTCCAGAAGCTGATCGACCTTGTTGAAATGATTGTGAATGAGCAAATTCCTCCACAGCGGGGGCTGCTGTCCAAGTTTTCGGAAACGATGGAACGGCATTCATGGGTTACAAGTGCGGTTGCCTCTGCACTTGTATCGTGGTTGACACAACTTCCGCATTGACCTCAATGCTCAAATTCAGCAACGCTTTCCCGTTGCTGGATTGAGCGAACGAGTAGGCTTTCACGTTCTGGATAACCGTTTCATCTATTTGGCAGAGAATACGATCGTCCAGCTGTGAAAGCTGAATTTCTTGCGCCCGGCCTGCCGTCTCCAGCGGCTCGCCGGGCTTTTTGGTTTCCTTCATCTTTTTCACCTCCTTGCTGATGAATTAAATTCCGCAATCAAGAGAAAAAAATAGCTTGGGTCTCGCTCAGCGTAAGCTCCAGCATAGAGGACAGCTTATCAACTTCCGAGACTTTGAACTCGTTCTCATTGTTGATCTTACGCTGGAGACAATAAGGCGTGATGCCGAGTTTTTCGGCAACGGCCTTCAGCTTGAGACCCTTTGCTTCGATTCTTTCTCTGAGGGCCTTGGTGTCAGTCATTCGAAAAAACACCTCCTTTCTGCGGAATTAAATTCCGCAAGCTCATATTACCACCTTGCGGAACGAAAGTCAACAATATTTGACTGAATTTTCAAAAAATATTGAATTTCATTCACACATGTGGTATTCTAACAGTAAAGAAAGGCGGTGCTACGATGTCTGAGATATATAATCGCATTCGGATGCGTCGGCAGGAACTCGGCTGGACAACAGACGAGCTTGCAAAACGAATGGGATATAAAGATAGATCATCTATCAGTAAGATTGAAAGTGGAAAAGCGGATATCCCACAATCTAAAGTAAAGGCTTTTGCGGATGTGCTTGACACCTCAGTTTCATGGCTGCTTGGCATTGATGAAGCAAACAACACTTCTGACAAGACCGATGCAGACCCCATCCCTCCCGGTTTCCAGCCCATGCCGGAGATGGACATGGTCCCATTGGTGGGCCGGATCGCCTGCGGTACGCCGATCACGGCGGAACAGAACGTGGAGCGCATAGTCTGTGTACCGTCCAAGTGGCGCTCCACATTTACGTTGACCTGCAAAGGGGACAGCATGGAGCCCCGGATACACGATGGCGATCTGGTGGCCATCCGCAAACAGCCGGAGGTGGAAAACGGTGAGATCGCTGCTGTGCGCATTGGAGAAGAGGCAACCCTGAAGCACGTCTATCTGCACGAGAACTTCATTGAACTGAGGCCGGAGAATCCGGCTTTCAACAGCATCATCCTCAGCCGGGAGGATATGAACACCGTTGTCATTGAAGGCAAGGCCGTGGGGCTCTGCCGAGATATCTAAAATGGGAGGAAGTTAAGATGTCACTGTTTGGCAAGAAAGAAAAAGAAGAAATTGCACGACTGAATGCTGAAATGCAGAGCCTTCGGGAAGCTATGCCGTCAGAAAGCCGCACACTGGACGACATCAATCGAGAAATCAAAGCTTCACGTGAAGAACTCGCTCGTGTCCAAGAAAACCTTGAAAGCCGCAACAGCGAGTTGAAAGATGCCTTGGAAGAACTTCAACAGGCAAAAGACCAGCTCATTGAGACGAATGAAGAAGTCCTGATGCAGAGCTTTGGCCTTTATACTCCTCGGTACTCTTTTATGAATGCGGACGAGTATAAAGCGCACCTGTTGGAAATTCGTGCCAAACAGAAAGATATGATTAAGGCGAAAACGGCTGTCAGCGGTAATATGAACTGGACAGTCAATGGAAATGCGTCCAAAGGCAAGAAGATGGTCGCTGATATGCAGAAGCTTCTCCTTCGTGCGTTCAATTCCGAATGCGATGACGTAATTGAACACGTCAAGTACAATAATATTGAAGCCAGCGAAAAGCGCATTACTACCTCTCGGGAAGCGATTTCCAAGCTTGGAACCATTATGGAAGTCAGCATCCAGCCTAAGTATTACCGCTTAAAAATCGAGGAACTTCATCTTGCTTTTGAATATGCTCAGAAAAAGCAGCAGGAGAAGGAAGAGCAGAAGGAAGCTCGAGCAAGAATGCGTGAAGAGGCAAAGCTTGCCAAGGAAATCGAAGAAGAACGCAAAAAATTGGAAAAAGAGCAGCAGCATTATCAGAACGCGCTGGAGCGTATCAATGCGCAATTGGCTTCTGCTTCTGAGGCCGACCGCGCAGCAATCGAAGAAAAGAAAGCAGAGCTGGTGGCCCAGCTGGATAAGATTGACAAGGAGTTCAAGGATGTTGATTATCGTGAGGCTAATCAGCGTGCCGGTTATGTTTATGTGATCTCGAATATTGGAGCATTTGGCGAGAACGTTTACAAAATCGGTATGACACGCCGTCTTGATCCTCAGGATCGTGTGGATGAGCTGGGCGATGCCTCGGTTCCGTTTGACTTTGATGTACATGCTATGATTTTTTCGGATGATGCTCCTCGGTTGGAAGCTGCACTGCACAATGCCTTTGCGGACCGCAAGCTCAACTTTGTAAACCAGCGGCGAGAGTTCTTCCGTGTTTCCCTGGACGAAATCAAAAAGGTTGTCAAGGAAAACTATGACCGTTCTGTGGAGTTTGTGGAACTTGCTCCGGCAGAACAGTACCGTGAATCCATTAAGTTGAGAGAAGAGGCGCAGAAGGCAAAGCAGAGCGCTCAAGGATAATTCGCTCAGCCCCAGCTGGAAGACGTACAGATCGAGGGCCGCGCCGTGGGCTGGACACACTGGGTGGGGTAAAAAGACAGATTGAAAGTGGAGGTTGTACCATGAAAAAGAGATTTCTTTCGATGATTCTTGCAGTTGTCCTGTGTGGCTTGCTTCTGGCCGGTTGTGACGGCGGCGGTTCTACCGGAACGGTTCCACCCGCACCAGAAGCACCTGCCGTATCTGCCGGAGTGGTATCTATTAAGCTCCTGGGTGCTTCTTGGGAGAAGAAGATGGACGGCTACACCTATGTCTATTACAGTGCTGAGCTTTCCAATGGAAACTCAAAGACTGCCGGAGCGTGTCAGATCACCGTCACTTCAAGAGATGCTGAAGGCCATGTTCTGGATGTTTCCAACGGCTATACCGGAAGAATTGCCGGAAATGATACGATCCGGTTCAGTGGAGGGGTAATGTACGTCGGCGATGTTCCTTCTGCGGTAGAACTTGCCGTCGGGAACCCCATGGGTGGATACAATGATCATTTCGATGCAACTGCAAAGGCATCCGATTTCCAGTTCAAGAATGTGGCACGTCTGGACGAATCAAAAATTTCCGGCGATGTTGTCAACAACAGCTCTGTTGATTGTACCAATGTCCGTGTCTCTGTGATTCTGAAGAAAAACGGTCAGGTTATTGGCGGCACATATACATACGCCAATAATGTAAAGGGGAACGGCGGTTCCGCACCATTTGTGATTTATTCTTTTGTAGATTATGACAGCTTTGAGGTTGTCGCCGCAGAGTGGTAAAAAAGGCCGGGAAGAGATGAACGATGTGCATATTGAAGGCAAGGCCGTCGAGCTTTGCCGGGATATCTGAAGTAGGAGGAAGAAGAAATGTCCAAAAGAATGACAACAGATGAGCTGAAGCGCCACATAGCAGACGCTCTGGGAGAGTTGGATGAACTGCTTAACAGTTGGCTCTATTCATCCAATGAAATAGACCAGAAAAGAGCCCAGATCATGTCCTACTGGATCAAAACATATACTGGAATGATCCGGCGGGAAAATGAGTTTAACCCTGCATCTCTTCCTCGTTTGGCCCGGCGGCAAATCGTGAACGTGGACTTTGGATTCCGGGTCGGCTCTGAACTTGGCGGGTTGCACTATGCTGTTGTGCTGGATAAGGCGAACAGCGTAAATGGGGATACAGTCACAGTTATTCCGCTTGGTTCCCTGAAGGAACGCCACAAGGCGAGCCGGAATAAAATCATATTAGAAGATGGAATCTTTGCGGCACTGGATGAAAAGGCGCAGAATCAGGTAGATGAAGCAAGGAAACTCATGGATTCTGTTGCAACTGATCCTGCGCTGAAATCCATGTCCGAGATGGATCGGATGACAGAATCCATGAAACGCTACGCCATGGCGAAGAACAAACTGGAAAACTCCGAGGCCAGCATCAGAAGGATGGAAAAGCTCAAACACGGCAGTGTTGCCAATATCAGTCAGATCGCAACCGTCAGTAAGCTGCGCATCAAGGAGCCTGTAACGCCGCATTCTGTACTTTGCGGTGTGAAAGTTTCGGAACGCGACATGGAGCAGATTGAAAAAGCTCTCTTGGAACTTTACATTTCCAAAGGTGTTGTAAAAAAATTATTCGGAAATTCTGAAAATATCGGTTGACATCCTGCACAGAATATGCTATTATATTATAGCTTAACTTTGCCGCTTCGGCGGCAGCGCGTGAGCGCAATTAGTATTTGCAAAGGCCAACCGCAGAAATGTGGTTGGCCTTTGCCTTTGTATAAAGAAAAAACTCCCCCGGTGCTACCAACACCGGAGGAGTTAAGATAAGCGGCTCACCCAGAAGAGGGCATCGCACACTCGACACTGCGATTATACCTCTTTTGGGCGGGCTTGTCAAAGTGTACCCCAAAGGAGGTATTTTTTATGGGAATGAGAACCAACACCGCCCAGTGGCTGCCGAACCAGAACCGTTGGCAGATCAAGGTGCAGAAGGACGGGGTGCGCAAGACGTTCACCAGCGCAAAGCCGGGCCGTACCGGCCAGCGGGAGGCAAATGCTAAAGCAGATGCCTGGCTGGATGAGGGCATCTGCAGCACAACCAAGCGCTGCTCGGAGGTCTGGAACGAGTATCTGATCTCGGTGCGGGCCACCGCCGGTACAAGCTATGCCCAGCAGGTGGAGAAGTTCGGACAGAACTACATCCTGCCAGTGGTGGGCGACCGCCGGATCGGTGACCTGAATACGGGAATGCTGCAGGATGTGCTGAATCGGGCATACAAGGAAGGCAGCATGAATCCGCAGGCCATCCGAAAGAGCAGGGGAAACCTTTCGAGGAAAACATTGCAGGGAATCCGGGCGGTTGAAGTCAGCTTTGTGAAATGGGCAAGGCAGCACAAATACACCGCCCTGCGGCCAGAGGACGAGGGGCTCACGGTACCCAGGGGAGCACGTCCAAAGGGCCGAAAGATCCTTCAGCCGGACGCGCTGCGGGTTCTGCTTTCTGTAGATACACGCATCGTCCGTGGCAAGGTTGAACAGGATGCCAATATCCATGCATACCGCTTTGCGGTCCTGACCGGCCTACGCCCCGGGGAGCTGCTGGGGCTGCGCGTGGGCGACATGGAGGGCAACCGGCTGCATCTTGCCCGGGCCATCAATACCTTTGATGAGGAAACACACGGCAAGAACGAAAACGCTATCCGCACGGTGGTCCTGCATCCGCTGGCGGCTGCGGAACTCCACGCTCAGCTGCAGCAGCGGGCCTTTGAAGAGGAGCGGCCTCTTCGGGGAGATGATCCAATCTTCCTGTTGGAGAATGAGCACAGCCTCTATAACTACTGGCAGTTCTACCAGCGCAGCAACGGCATTGACCCGCCGGTCAGCCTGTATGAGCTGCGGCACACCTTTGTGAGCATCATCGAGGATGCTGTGTCCCCGGCAGAACTGCGCCGCATGGTAGGGCATAGCAAAAGTATGGATACTTACGGCTGGTACAGTCACGCCGTTGACGGCAGGGCTGACACGGCAGCAATGGCCGTTTCAGATGCGCTGGCAGAGTATTCTCCGCGTGCAAAATAACCCACTTTGTAACCCGTTTTTGTTCCTAAATGGTTGTGATAGCCGATATTTGATTTTTGGTAAAATTCAAAAAATGCGCATGAATCCATCACAATTTCAAAGCGCATCCAGTGAATTGTGATAGTTGAGCTTGTTCGAATCCACCCGCGCCCACCAAACAAGAAAAATCCGAACCTGTTTCCGATTGGAGAAGGGTTCGGATTTTTTGTTTTCTTTGGATCAGAGAATGAAGGCTCACGTGGAAGATACAAAACTCCGATACCTTGTCATAGACCGTAACCACACCACAAGAGTTTGGAGGACACGATGATGAAGTACGATGCAAGAGCCTGTTCGTTCAATATGGATACCGGGTGCGTAGAGTTGATTCTCCGAGATGGGCGCAAAATCTCCATCGACTGCACCGGGGCCGAGGATGCACTGGATGTTACCATGGCGTAGCAAACAGAACTGGACTACCTGATCTATAACGACCCGCTAGCGTATGCCGAACTGATTCTGAACGGTGAGCCGGAGGAATACCTGCGGAATGTGGCTGGGAGCCACGGACTGGAAGATTAAAATGTATCAATGTTGATTTTTTCAGAAAATCAGGTATACTATTTCCTAGGAGAGATACTGCTAGATATGATTTTTAACACTTGAGGATAGATTTAATGATTTTAGATGCATTTAGCCTACTAGATGAGCAGAAAAAAGACATTAATGCTTATATGAATGAGTTTCCTGATGACAAGGACTTTGAGAAAGCTATAAAAAAATATGCCAAACCTTTAAAAGATTATCAGGAACTGTTGAATCTCGAACGAACTGTCCGTATAACCTACCGAAATCGAATTCAAGCTGCAAACCGTTTACTTGGAACAGAGGCGTTCTTACAAGGAATTAATATTTATTATTCGTGCATATCGGTTGTTTTGTCAGTGTTAAGCCTTCTTTCATCTAGTAGAGAGGTGTCTGTATGGGCAACCATTATATCAGCAATATTAGCTGTTTCGATAGTATACCTGAATGCACAAAAGTACGGAAGTCGTTCACAAGAACTGAAAACAAATTATATTGCGCTCCATAGATTGCTTTACGAAATATATGAAGCAGTTGCATCAAATGAGGCAAATCTCTCTAAACTTACAACAGAATACTGTGACTTGCTCCAGACCAGCGAGAATCATACGGACTTAGATTATCTGCGCCAAAAAGTACACCAAGGAGAAAAACTTTATTTTACGGAAAAATGTCAGTACTATTCATCTATTGTGTGTAGGGGATGCGTGAAAATCGGATTGGTAGTATTTCCTATTGGATTATTCATTTTCTTTTTTGTTCGAGGCGATTTTAAAGGAATTCTTTACTGAATATATATATACGCAGGGCGTTCCCTTTACCGGGAGCGTCCTGCTGTTTTTATGCGGCAACAGGCAAGGCTTGTAGTGCTTCCTGCTCTTTCAGCCATTCCTCATATTCACGCTGGCCTTCCTCACTGTTGAAAAACTCAACCATGGAGGGATAAAAGCAACGCGCAAGGATCTTGATTGCTTCATCCGGGTAGCCGGATTTGTTCGACTTCTTCTTTTTGTTCAAATGGTATCCTCCGAAAATCAAAGTTCCATATCCTGCCCACGCTTGCGGCTTCGCTGCGGCACATTCATGGTGCGCTCCTGCTTGGGAGCAAGAATCTTTTCCAGAAAACCGCGCACCAGTTCAGGAGCACGGTGGAGAGCATCCAGATAGGGCTTTACATCGTACCACAGGTCTTGGTACTTGTTGCTCCAACGAACGGCCTCTTTCTTGGCGGTGGAAAGTTCTTCTTTCAAGCGACGGTTCTCCACGTCCATCATATAGCCGTGGTCGGCTTGCTTTTTCAGCTTGGAAAATTCTTCTTCGGTCAGCGAGTAGTT